TGCTGTTTTGAAAACGGTGTTGTATCACACCAGCAGGTGTGCTGATCTCGATGAAATTAGTGAGTGCTACGACAGTCATCGGCTTAGTCCGAGTTTGGAGCGCTGGCTACGTGAATTCTGCAGCGTACGCATGGATTTAGTGAAGCCGCCCTGTGTGCCTTGTCGTGCGGCTTGTTGACCCATGGCGCGGACTTGATCCACTGTGGCGTACTCGACATTGTTGATTACGACGGTTTCGAGTTTAAAGGTGCTGCTACCACCATTGCCACCGGCTGCCATGCTGTCGCCGTTTTGTGGGATGACGCTAGAGCCACGAGCACCGCCCGCGTAACGTGCCATTGCGGCGCCCATCTTGCTGGCAGGGATGACGTATTCGGACTCACCGCCCTCGCCGATTAGTGCGCGAGTGGGGCCGGTGACGAAGCCGCCTTCGGCAAAGCTGCCAATACTAAAACTTGGATTGCTAAACGAACCGGCGCTGGCACCCAAAAAAGCGCCCCCTCCGCTAATGCTGTTACTCAGTCCCAAGGCATCTGTATTTTGAAAAGCGTTCTGAACAACATTACCGCTACTGTAATCTGCTCCACCGCCAGCCTTCAGTCCAGCAAAAATTCTCGCGATACCAATCGCAATATACATCGCAATCATCTTGGCGCCTTCCCTAGCCAAAATCTGCCCAACATCCTTCAGGAATCCAGCAAATACTTCCTTGACGGTTGTTGTGCCTTCGATCAGGCCAGTCACCGCGTTAGTTATTGAGTTACCCAATGAGGTAGTTATGCTCTGCCCCACACGTACACCTAACCCCTCTAGGTCTTTTAACTCTGCTTGCATGCTACCTATCCACGCCTTTAGTTTTTGTCCAGGCTCTGCTTGAGCAGCAGCTTTAGTATCAACGCTAGAAGCGGCAGCTGCACCTGCAGCACTGACACCCCTAAGCTGTTTGCGGAGGCGCTCGATGTCGGCTAATGCTTCGTCTAATTGCTTCTGTAAATCTGCTTTGTCTGCATCTTTGGCGCCCTCGAGTTGCTGCTGCAGCTCATCCTGAAGTATGAGCTTATCGGCTAATTGTTCGTTCAACTGAGCAGATATACGCTCCATCTCACGACTAATGCTAAGTTTAGTTAGTTCAGCATCTATGAATTCGGGAGCCATGCCTTCCGCAAGTAGACGATTGCGTAGCTTTATTTCCTCTATCTCATTCTTAATGTTGCGCGTTTGTGCTTGCATATCAGCTATGAACTGAGTAGCTTGTTGTGTAGTAAGTATGCTGTTCTTCAGCTGCGCTTCACGTTCAAGTCCTCGGATATACTCAGCATGCTTATTTTTGACTGCATCTATAGCTTTAATTTTTTCAGTATCACTTAAGTTACTACGCTTATTGATACCTTCAATAATCTGCCCTAGTTCTCGGTTTGAAATAGCTAGCTTCGACACTCGCGACACTTCAATAGCTATTCGTTCCGGATTAAACGCTTTGTCAGCGCTAGCGGCCACAGCGTCATAGTTGTACGCCGCCTCAATCAAGCTGTCTTGGTACTGCTCAATAGCGACTTGAGGGAATGCAGACTTCGCGATCCGGTCGAAGGCTTCGGCGGTGTCGGCCTCTGTGATGGCAACTTGTAATGCGCGCAGCCGCTCCATGGCGCCGGCCAAACTCCGCACGGCGTTTGCGTAGTTCTTTGCGGCTTCGGATGCTTCTGGCATTTCGCTGCCTGCGGCAGCGGCGGGAGCGGCGGGAGCGGCGGGAGCTGCAGCGCGCCCACCGGCTGGGCTAGCGACAGAGGTGCCTTGTCCATGCAGGAAGATGTTGCCGGTCTGCAGGGAGGTGGCTTGCCAGCCGCCTTCACCGCCCCAGGAAGGAGTGCCAGCTGGTGTAGGCACGAGGGTGCCGGCGGGGACGGCGATGTCGATGGCGCCGCCACCGGCGCGCTCACCGTGTACGGCTTGCTCTTTGGCCAGCGCCTTGCGGAGCTCGGCCTCGTCGAACATGTTTTTGACGTCGATCTTGGCGTTGCTGAGCTCGATGTATTCGAGGCCTTGGCCCTGCCAAGCCTTGATGATTGCAGTGGCCTCGTCGATGACGGCTTGCTTGTTGCCTGTTGGGCTGCGGATGTCGAGGTGGGGGCCGGTGCTGCTGCTGCCGGTGCTGCCGACGCGGAAGCCTTCGGTGGCGCCAGGAGCTGCTGGAGTCGTGCCGCCTGCGGCGCGTTGTTCGGCGTCGGCAGCTTGGCGCTTGTAGTCAGCTGACTTCTTCTCGATCTCGGCGATCTTCTTCGCGATATCGAGCTGGTAATCGGCGATGTTCTTCTCGAGATTGGCGACTTCGATGGCGAGAGTCTTCTTGGAGGCTTCGATCTCGAGCTCGCCGCGCTCGCGGGTGGCGATGTAGTTGTTGAGGGCTTCGAGGGCGGCGCGGGAGGCGCCTTCTTCGCCCTCGGTGAGCTTCTCGTTGGCCTTTTCGATCTGCTTGATGCGGAGTTCGCCAGCTAGGCGGAAGATCTCGACTTCCTTTTGGGCCAGGGATTGGCGCTGCTGGAAGAGGTCGTTGTCGATCTGGCGGCGCAGCTCGCCGATTTCTTTTTCGAGGTTGGTGCGGTTCTGAGCCTGGACCTGGATATCGCGCTCGGCAGCACGCTTGTTTACTTCTATGGCCCACTTTCCTCGCTCCCCTTCGGCTTCCCGAGCTTGTGCGCGGCGCCTGCGTAGCACGGCGTCGGCGAAAAGCTCATTGGGGCGCTTATCCAAGAAAGCATCGAAGTTCGCTGGATTGAAGAGTTGGAAGGTGCGTCGGAAAAAGTCGCCAAAGTCGGTTGCGCTATCGGATGAGAGATCCTTGATTTCCTCTATCTTTTTGCGAACGTCTTCAAGACGTTGCAATGCTTCGTCATATTTCGCCTCTACAAGTGATTCTTCAAATTGCTTGGCACGCTTTGTGGCTGCATCAGCTTCGTCGCCAACGTTTTTGTAGGTGGTCTGTAGGCGACGTACAGCTTCTTCAGCCCGCTTATCACTTGCGATTTTGTCTTGGCTCTCTTTGTACGCGCTGAAGCGCTCGAGCACAATGCCAAGCGTTGCACTTATGGCGAGCATCAACAGGTTGAACCTGAGGAAGCCCGCAACCAGTTTGACAATGCCTCCGCTTGCTCCTTTGCTTTGTGTATTGAGGGAACCGAGCTTAGCGCCGACCTGCTGCGCGGCTGCGCCTACATGGCCAAGTTGGACAACGACGGATTGAAGCTCAGTCTTCAGTGCTAGGAGGGACGCGTTCGCTGGCTGCCAGGCAGCGAGTAGCTGCTTGCCAGCTATGCCAGCAGTTACAGCCAACGTGCCAAGGTACGCAATGAGGCCGCCGATGATTGCGCGTAGCGCATTGAAACGAGCGATTACGAACTCGGATACGCGTGCCCAGTTCTCGAGTACACCTTTAAGTACGAAGCCTATTTTGATAAGCGGCATGACGCCTGTCAGCTGAAGCAGCCGCATGTTTGCTGTGATTTGCGTTAGCTCCTGAACCAGAGGCAGTTTCAAGAACTCGCCCCACATAGCCAGAAAACCACTAAAGCCACGAGTGGCAGCCAGTAGCGCAGGCGAGAGTGCTTCTATAGCGCCAATTAGGGCTTTTATTTGTTCCAGCTTCAAGCTCAGCAGACCAAGAGCCAAAGCCGCAAGACCTTCGGTTATGCGTCCAACTGCGTTTGCAGCGCGTTCTACCAGCGTGGCTAGTTGCAGATAAACCGCTGATAGCGCTTTGTTGACTTCGAGCGCAACACGCCTTATAGCATCTTCTACGTTTTTAAGAACAGTGCTGGCATTTGTTCCTGCGGACTGAACTGTGTTGCGCTCTCCCGTAGTTCCGCGGCTGCCGGCTCCACCCCCACCACCCTGGGTGCGACGTGTGCCTCCTGATGCACCGAGAGTGCGGCCGATGCCAATGCTTAGTAGCTTGCCCGCTGCAGATCCTGCTAAAGACGCAATGCTGAATAGCTCATTGCGTATATTGAATAAGAAATTGAATACTTTTGTTAGACCATCAATAAGTGGATCGAGAAGTCCCCGTCCAAAGTTCTGGTTGATGAGTTCGGACAGATCTTTGATGTTGGACGCAACACCAGCGAATCCTTCGGCGGCGATCCGCTGGCCGGCGACCGAGGCGGCGAGGCGTTCTTCGAGGAATTTGACAACGCCGCCGACTTCACTGCGGGCTTTGGCGATGTCTTCGCTGCGGATACCGAGGGACTTAGCCAGGTAGGAGTCCTCGGTTATCTGCCCCCGGAGGATTGAGCCGATCTCTTGGCGAGCCTGGTAGAGGGGGATACCGAAGGTGCCGAGGGCGGCGGCGAAGTTGATAGCGAGGTCTTCGGCTTCCTTGAGGCCGCCGCCGATTTGGCCGACCTGAGAGGCAACGATGCCAAAGACTTCGATCACCTCGTTGGAGGTGACGCCGGCGAGGGCGATGGATCGTTCTCGGATAGAGTCGATACGCTCAGCGACGGCGCTGGTCAGCGTTACGATCTTCTTGTAAGGATCGGTGATCTCGCGACCGTCGGCGAAAACTTTATTTGTTGACGCCAGTGTGGTTTGCGTCTTAAGGATGGTCTCGCGAAGCTGAATCTCGCGACCTATGGTCTCTCTGAAAAGACCAGCAAACGCCGATCCGGCTAGTTTTGCCGCTTCGCTAATGGCATAGATACTGAATGCAACTCGTGTTAGCTTACCTACAAGGCTGTCAGCTGCTCTACCGGCAAGCTCTAGTGTACCTTGTATGGCAGAACCTGCGTTTCCAATACCTTTGCTGCTTTCTACAGCCGCTACACCAACGGCGCGCAGTTGTCCTGCGACTTCATTGATTTCTTTAAGTGGACCTACTGGTAGTTTGCTAGATACTGTGTAAAATTCTTTTATGCTGTTAGCTGCGTTTTTGATATCTTTGTTAAGATTATTAAAATTTCTACTTAAATCTGAGTAATTAGGAAACTCTATGTTTATCTGCCGCGCTTTTTCGACACGCTGCGCTTGCTCTTCTACGTCACTAAGTTTGCGCTCAGCGGCCTGAGTCTCAGCTATTACGTTGAGCCGAAAGTCAGACACGGGCCGATATGCGCTACTCGTATGTTACGGGGAGTCTGAGGCCCCGGCTGCAAGAGCGGCGTAAACGTGCAGCGGAACGCGGCGCGTGCGGACGAGCTCGGAGAGGATGAACTTTGTAGGTGCGTCTGGGCCATCGGATGGGGCGGCCGCAGGCTTCCAGTCGGGGAAGGGCAGAAACTCGCGAGGCTGCACCTTGGGTGAGGGGCGTTTGGAGCCGGAAAAACCGTGCGCGATCTGAATCAACACCGCGGTAAGGCGGGCTGTGCTGACACTGGCTGTATTGGCTCGTGCTCGATCGAGGTCGTCGATCTGCCGCAGCAGCCAGCGGATTGTGCTGATGGGGGTGCGGAGGAAGCGCTCCGGGGTGAAGTCTCCACCTACTGGAGACGACCGGACTCGGAAGTAAACCGCGTCCCAGTCGGCTAGCGGTGCGCGGAGCGTTTCCTCGGCATTCTTCAGGATTTGCTCGGGGGTGGGCTGAACTCGGGCTCCGGTTCCGAATCGTTTCCCTCAGCGGTGGGCCAGCCGTCACGCTCCCAGGTGAGGAGTTCGAAGATCTGCTCCATCAGGCGGGTAGGAATGGCTTCGGTGTCAGCCTCGGTCCAGTCACCTAGCTTCTGCCAGTCCTTAGCGCGGGGCAGCTTGGCTTCGCCGCGGTACTGCATGAAGAGGGTGACGAAGGCCACCTGCTGTTCGACGGCGCCGACGGAGTCACGCTGCAGCTCTTCGAGATCACCGGCGTAGTCATAGAGCAGCTCTTGGTTTTCTTCTGAGGAACTACCAAGCAGATCGATGGCCTCCTTTGTGGTGATGCCTTTGTCTTTGGCGATGCGCTGGGCGAGCTTGATCGAGCGGAAAGTCGACTTGGATTGTTTGCGACTCAGCGCTTCAATGCCTTTAGCTTCGCCCGGTACAAGATCGTGGTAAATGGGGAAGCGGAAAGGACCAATCTCGTGGTACTCCTCAGGGGAGAAGAGCAAAGAAGCGTACTTAGACATCGGCGAGAGGTAGATCGATAGACCAAGACCTGAAAGGCTCAGCTTGGTTTACGAGCTCGTCAGGTAGTTCAACCATTACGCTAGCAGCCTCATACGCTAAGCGTATAGACTTAAACGGGATCAGGGGCTCCAAATACAAGGCGCCGCAGTGAAGGGTGTCGTCTTGTATTTGGCAGTTCACTGC